TTACCAAAATCACCCCCAACTGTTTGATTATGCCCACTATTTAGACCATTATTATGGTCATCATTATTTAGATGGTAAGATATTCTTCTAAATACACTAGCACCCTTAATTCTCATAGGGTCATCATAACCTATTTGCCTATAATAAAGTTTTTTTGCCCCATCAAAGCAATGAATTGATTCATAATTATCAAATAAACCATTACCATTTGTAGGCATAGGTTGGTATGTAGGTGTACTAATTATAGGTGGTTTTACCAGTACTGAATTATCTTTATTATCTACACTATTAATAAAATATTTACTATAATCAAAAAATCGAGTTGTATGGGTTGGATCGAATCTTAAAGGTTGGTGCATTTGATCGGTTAATATCGTGCTTATATTGTCAGGTGTATTTAACCCTATAGGTATTTCATGTTTTATAGTTTCAGCCCTAATTTTAAATATTGGGTTAATTTTATCGGTTGTATTACCATTTAATGGATTATGTGGTGCACCATTAAATAAGAACATACATGGGCCTGTATAATTATTATCTGTAAAATAATATCGTCTACCATCAGGTCCACTACTTTGTTTACTAGCAAAATTAGGGTTTACAACTGAGTAATAAATTATTTTTTGTTTAACAGTGCCTGGTTGACTCAACCCATCTGCCGATGTTGTTAATGTTAATACATCATTATTTTGATAACCTGACCCATGAACCCATAACTGAATTTTACTAGGTATACCTGCCTTTGCCGTTTCACTTATTACTTCTAATACCTTAAATGTGGCATTTGTCCCTGCTCCACCTGTGGCATTATATATACCATTTACCCTATACCCTTCACCTATACTTGGTGCATCTCTTGCCAATTCATAGTAAGATACTAAATTGGCAGTAGGCATTAATTTATCCTTTATAAAAGGGGCATTCGGTGTTATTGCCCCAACATCTGTAGATGTAAATAATGATGGTTCGCCAAGTTGTCTATTTTTTAGATTATTTTTTAATATAGGATTACCTTCGTGCCCATAACCACCATTATCACTTAAATAAGATATACAATTTCTTAATGGTAATTTTATAAGATTTTGACCAGAATCATTTATATAATATGAATATGTAATATCCACTTTATTATCGACTAATCCATTTTTATTTGGTTCACCAGTAATTTCTATTGTAGAATCACTAGCACCAATAGTATTTATTGCCACACTTTCACAGGTTATTGTATCGCCTGGATTAACAACTATGCCATAAGAATTAACATTATTAACCCATCTATTTTTATAGGTGTCTTCTTCTTCATCTATATTTTTATAGTTAAGATTGGCTCTTAACCTATTACATTCTAACATTATGTATTTTTCGGCCATTATTATATACTATAAGAACATATTTTAATATAAAAAACTAAAATATGTTCTAGTTTGTAAAACTTTATATATATAAAATTATACAAATTAGAACAGAAAAAAAAAATAAAAAATAATATAAATAAATGTTTAGGCACTGACGACAACTTCACCATTTTTGATTATCATGATCCGTTCTACACCAGTAAATACCCTTAATTCTCTGGCATTATTTTGACCAACCATAGTTGTACCTAAATCAGGTTGTCTAAAATAAGTTTTATTAATAATAACAGGTTTGACCCCAATTTTGGCACCATTACCTAAAACATTATAACCTGTTGTGGTGGCATCATAACCAATAAAATGTGATGAACCCCTAATATCATTTGTCATAATGGCAGAGGCCGCATCAGGTAATTGATGTTCTTCTATTTTGCCTACATACACAGAATTTTGATTAATTCTTTTTCTTGGTATATCCTGTTTATCACTATCAGCATCATAACTATACAATTGATTAGGCACTGATAATGGTCTACCTAATACATTCGATAATTCGTTATATTTTCTAGGTTGGGCTACTAAATTTCTATCATATATTCTTTGGTCATTGATTCTTAAATTAAATTCACTTGGTATTAATAAATCTCTAGATAAATAATTACCAAATAGCACATGATTTTCGGTTTGGTTCTTTTCGTGTATTAAAATATTTCTTACCACTTTACCACTTACTGCCAGTTGTCTTTCTACAGGTTGTGGCATAACTGCCCCTGCGGCTATTGCACCAACAGCAGGAACATCTGCCCTAGTTGTTATTAAATCTTCATAAAGTACACTTAAACCCTTGCCTGATAATGTTGACTGAACCATAGCATCCATTTTTTCATTAGTATAGTATAAATGGTCGCTCATAAACTTAATATTGGTTGTTGATACACTAGTGGCACATAATGCCTCGCTACCTGCTTCTACACAACAAACCACACCAGGCACACCTGCCACTTGATTATTAAAATTAATTTCTAAATATACATGTTCTTTAATCGCCATTAATGGTAATTGTCTAGATTTCATCATAGGTAATAAAGTAGAAAGTGGCACAGAAAATAATGGGGTTGTGGCAGGGTCAGTAGTAGGTCTAATAAATTCAGGAACTTTTAAAGCACTATTTGTTGGTGTGGCATCTATGGTTGCCTCTAAATCTCTATAACCAATTCTACCTGATTCACCGACACCCCATCTATCACCACATGCACCAGTTTTTACCATATCTACATAGGCACGATGTTCTGGCGTATCGAATTGTCTAGTCATAGTAGTATAGTAGGCATATTCATCATTTGATGCTATAACCTGACCACCCACTTTTAAGAAACACGATTTAATAAGGCCGTGTATACCTGTATTTAATGGAAAGAAATTTTTAACATCTGCCAATACACCTAACTGAACCATACTGCCTCCATCTAATATACCATTTTTTGGTATTTGGAACACTGCCTGTTGCTGTGTTATTGTTATAGGGTCTAATACTTCGGTTTTAATATTCATATTTTCTATACTTGGTATAGTTTTGACATTTAAGATTGCTGGTAAAGAATTGTTCGCCATATTAATATATAATAATAATAGAAAAAAAATATTATTATTTAATATTTTATAATAAAAATAAATAGAAAGATTTAACTAATAACCTGTATGCCCTGTGGCGAATATTGTAAAGTATTTTTTGATAATACATAGGTATATACAGCATTAGGCGATTTGCCATCTAAATTACTCTGTATTCTTGTGGCATATGATTGACCCTTAAAATCTATACCAACTTGCGATACATTATCTAATGCCAATCCTACTGAAAAGTTTCTTTTACCATTATCTACAGCATTAAATTTCTGTACTCCTGATGAATTGTATAGAACCTCATCATTACCACCATAACCTAATAGCAATGGTTGTTCGGTTGTATGTGTCAAATTGTTAAATTTCTTAATACTATTTAGGGCATTTATCATAAGCCCAGTTTGTGGTCTACCATTGGCACCTTGGTCTGCCACATCTAGATCATAGTCTAGACCTAATTTCATACCACCCCTAGAAAAAGAAACCTTATTTATTTGGGCATTGGCATTATATGTAGTACCTGCGGCATCAGTTAATTGTGGTAGATTTGTTTGGAATGAATCCTGCTGATAATTATTGGCAAAGTTTACTGGTAAGAAATTATGAAATACATTTAATACATTAGATTGGGCCAAATTATATGTTTGTGTAGCATCATTAGAATCAATAACAGAATATAAGTTATTATATGAATTATACTGAAAACTACCTGAACCAGCCACACCTAGTTTTTGTTGACCAGCAGGGTCAGGAACTAGTAAATCACCAGTCATACTTAAGTTGGAAATTTGATATGATGCACCAGAGCCAGTATTAGCATTGGCACCGAATAATAACATCTGGTCTGATACTAGCTCTAATGAAAATGATAAACCTCTAACACCATTAACGCCTAATGGAATAGTATTGCCCCCATGTATCATACCACAAAATAACCTTTGACTAAAAGAAATTGTATTATTATTTAAATTACCTGTAGCATTATCTACCCCTGTATTTAATTCACAAACGGCAGATTGACTTATTAAATCTTCACTACTATGTGTACTTGGTAGAATAGTGGCAACCATACGGCCATATTGTCTAACTGATTCTAAAGTTTGTTTAGTATCATTCGAACTAATATTTACATTTTGGAACATACCATTGATA